GCCCGCCCCCCCATCGGCGGGCCGGCCCCCGGCATCACCGCCAGCGGACGGCGCGTGACTCCGTATGTGAGCTGCGCTGTGGACCCTGCCGTGATTCCGCTGGGCAGCACCATCATGATCGAGCACAATGGCGAAATGCTGTATCTGCGGGCGGACGATACCGGCCCTGCTATCCGGGGAAACAGGCTGGACATTGCGGTACAAGGTCACCAGGAGGCTTTATCTTTGGGCGTGAAAACGGCTGATATTTGGTGGTGCGAGGAATGAGCCTGATTGAGGATTCGGTTTCCGCACGTAAAGCCCATATGACCTACGGGCAATGGAAATTGCTTCACCCTGGAGACCCACCGCCAAGAAAAGGACATCCATCAATTGGAACCCGGTACTGTGAGGTGTGCGGCGCAGTTTTGAAGCGACGGCAAAAACGATTCTGCTCTGTCGATTGTTCCGGCGGGGTTTGGAAACAGCAAAAGCGGAAGGATGCGAGATGAAAAAATATCCAGAATGCAGTCAGTGCACACATACCCTGAACCCCGTTCTGGAAGATGACTGCGAAAAGTATTACATCGTAGACGGGGAGATTTACTGCAAATTTTGTTTCAAAGACTACGTTTTAGACTGGATAGACACGAATTTAGATGAGATTGCCGGAATGATGGACATACCGGTAGTCAGAGTGGAGGAATAACAATGTTGAAACCATACCATGAGATGGTGCAGGTTGATGTACTGCCTCGCTGCGATTACCGAGAGGCGAAGGACGATAACGGGAAAAAAATCAAGGTTCCTTATCTGAACTGGGCCACCTGCAAATCTATGCTCCATGAGAACGGAGCAGAAACTGTTTACTTTACACCTTTGAAAACATTGGAGGGCAGCTATCTTTTTACCTCTGCCGATGTGGCAAATAAAGATGGAAGAAAGACCGGATGCTGGTTTGTGTCTGTTGAGGTACACATTGATGATTTGGTATTCACGATGGATATGCCCCTGATGAATGGGTCATTAGTAGTGTACGAAGATACACTCAATCAGCTTAGAATCTCCAACGCCCACGCAAGAGCGTTTGTCAAAGGCGTTGCCATCCATACAGGCCTCGGATTTAATCTGTGGACCACAGAAAAGGACACAGAACGGGATAGTGACGATTTGAGCGGACATAGTATTTGGTCCATCAAAGAACGCATTGAGCGGTTGATTACCGCAAAAGAGAAAGCTGGATTGGACCATAGAGACCTTTTGTCGACACTGAATCTTAATGATAAGCAATTCCGCACACTGATGTTGCAATTCAACAACATCGCTACCCTAGAACAGAAACTTCAGCAATTATGATTCACGATCATGAAAGGTCTGGCTGGTTTGGTGCCAGCGATACAGGAAAAATCGTGGGGAGCTGGGAAACACCCACATTTGAAAAGTGGTGGATGGTAAAACTGGGCATTCGACAAGAGGACTTTACCACAGATGCAATGCTGACAGGAACAGCTTTTGAACACAGAATCCTGGAACATATCGGCATCCGGAAAATGGACCGTCAAATCAGAATTCCTCGGCTACGTCTTCGCATTAATCTGGATGGCGAGACCAAGGACGAAATCAGCGAGGTAAAAACTTATGGAAAGGACCATTTTGTAGTATCAAAAGCCTATTGGCAGCAGTGCCAAGCAGAGATGTTCGGCGCAAAGAAGCAATGCCGTATTGTTGCATATCATCTGCTTCCAGAGGACTATCTCAACTGGTTTTCCCCTATCGATGATGCCAGAATTTCCTACTACCCAATCCAATACGACGCGGAATGGGTCAAGACAGAATATTTGCCCCGTCTGATTTATTTGTCGAATTGCTTGAAAAAAGGAGTGTGGCCTAATGCAGACGAACAACGTACGCTGGCAGCAGGACAGTGATGGCACCTGGGTTTGTGTTCAAGTGTCTCACCGGGAGGCGTTGGAGGTCTGCGGCAGCATCCGCCCCGGAAAGACTTACGACGTAACCATCAAACCCCACAGAGAGCGCCGCAGCCTGGACGCCAACGCTTATTGCTGGGTGCTGCTGGACAAGCTTGCGGAAGTCCTGCAGGTTAAGAAAGAAGACCTTTACCGGGGGTACATCCGTGACATCGGAGGAAATTCTGAGACTGTCTGCGTGCGAAATAATGCCGTGGATAAGTTGGTGGATGGCTGGCGGCACAATGGAATTGGCTGGCAGACGGAGACGTTCCCAAGTAAGATCAGTGGCTGCACCAACGTTACGCTCTACTACGGTTCCAGCACTTATGACACTGTTCAGATGTCCCGCCTAATCGACCTAATCATTGAGGACTGCAGAGAGCAGGGAATCGAGATTTTACAGCCAGAGAGACTAGCAGCGATGATGGAGGGATGGGATGCACAGACTCACTAAGGCCACATCCATATCTCCGAAGGTCAAGCGGGCCGTGTGGGAGAGAGACAACCACCTGTGCATTTTCTGCGGGAGGCCCGGCGATCCCATTGCCCACATTGTACGCCGCTCTCAGGGCGGTCTTGGTATTGAGAGAAACGTTGTTACGGCCTGCCAGAAATGCCATAGGGAGTTTGACGAGGGCCGTGACCGGGAGACCATGTATGTACATGCAATTTCCTATTTGAAAGGCTTTTATCCTGATTGGAACCGAGCGGATATGATCTATCGGAAGGGGGAGAACCCATGACGCAGTGTGAGCGGGTTTTGCAGTATATGCAGGACTTCGGTTCTATCAATCCCATGCAGGCGCTGGGAGACCTGGGGTGCTACCGCTTAGGAGCCCGCATCTGGGATCTGCGGCACGACGGCCACCGCATCACCCGCCGCATGGTTGCCGCAAAAAACCGTTACGGCGAGCGTGTCAGCTACGCCGAGTACAGATTGGAGGAACCCAATGCTTAACCATATCACTCTCATGGGCCGTCTGACCCGGGAGAGATTGGCTTATAGAGAGGTGAGCACCCTATGAAAACATGGACACCGGAAGAAATTTCGATTTTAATTCAAAATTATAATGTTGTTTCGAATGAAACACTTGCAACGTTAATCCCGAATAAAACGAAGCAAGGGATTTATAAAAAGGCATATAAGCTTGGGCTGAGAAAATCCAAAGAAATTGAATTTGTCAATCGGTCTCAGGCCAGAAAAAGAGAGCGGGCAAGCAACTGGCGCGGCGGGATAAGGATTACGGCGAAAGGGTATAGACAAATCCTAGCACCCGAGCATCCAAGAGCCGACAAATCCGGATATGTCATGGAACATATTCTTACGTGGGAAAAAGCAACTGGGTTCTTGGTTCCTTCCGGTTGCTGTATTCACCATTTGAATGGGGACAAAACCGACAACAGAATTGAGAACCTATGCCTTATGTCTTTTGGTGCCCATACAATTTTCCATCACACAGGGAAGCGCCTCTCAGATGAAACAAAGCGAAAAATCAGCGAGAAGAGGGCGAAAGTATGCTGAATAAAATTGTTTTGCAAGGAAGACTTTGCAAAAACCCAGAACTGCGCCGCACCCAGAGCGGCACCGCTGTTACATCCTTCACCCTGGCCGTGGACCGGGACTTCAAGTCGCCAGGCGGCGAAAAGGAGACGGACTTCATCGACATTGTGGCCTGGCGCTCCACCGCTGAGTTCGTCAGCAAGTACTTCTCCAAAGGCCGCATGGCCGTGGTGGAGGGCCGCCTGCAAATCCGGGACTGGACGGACAAGGACGGCGGCAAGCGAAAAAGTGCGGAGATTTTGGCAAATAGCGTGTACTTTGGAGACTCGAAGCAGGATAATCAGAAGTCCGCTTCGAATACATCTGCCAAAAACGGCGTGGACGTTTCAGCTAGCGACTTCGCAGAATTGGAAGATGATGTCACTCTGCCGTTTTAAGGCGGTGATGAGATGCCAAACAGGATCATAAAAGAATCTATTTGCACAAGCGACAGCATATCCGCTTTAACGGATTTTCAGGAGACATTTTTCTATCGTTTGATTGTCAACTGCGATGATTTCGGGAGGATGGACGCCCGGCCTGCTATCTTAAAGGCCAGACTCTACCCGCTCCGGGAACGCTTGACTTTGAAGGAGATCGAGAGTGCGCTTCGAGCGTTGGCGACCGTAGGCTGCGTTGAGGTCTATGAAGTAGACGGTAAGCCCTACCTGCGGCTCCCTTCCTGGGAAGTCCACCAGCAAATCCGAGCAAAGAAAAGCAAATTCCCCGGGCCTGAATGCGCAAATGGATCAAATGATACCACTTGCAATCAAATGATATCAGATGATTTCAAATGTCCCCGTAATCCAATCCAATCCGAATCCAATCCGAATCCGAATCGAGAATCCGAATCCGAAGATAGCGCGGAGCCGGAAACCGTCTCCACGCCGCCAGCCGCTGAATTGCCCTTGAATGACGGAACATTTTTCCCTGTTTCCGTGGAGCAGTGCCAAGAATGGGCGGGTCTGTACCCTGCTGTCGACGTGATACAGCAGCTAAGGGAAATGCGGGGCTGGCTGGATGCCAATCCAGACAGACGAAAAACCAGCCGGGGAATCAAGGCCTTTATTGTCCGCTGGCTCGCTAAAGAACAAGACAAAGGCGGCGCTATTAGACAGAAACCAGCGTCAACACCCACAAATAAAAGCGCCTGGGGGTATGTGAAATGAACAGCAAGCGCAAGGGAAAAGAGGGTGAACTTCGCCTGGTCCACTTCCTGCGGGAGCACGGCTATGAGTGCCGCAGAACGGCACAGTACTGTGGAAAAACCGGAGAGGCGGCGGACGTGATCGGGCTTCCAGGCCTACATATCGAGTGCAAGGCCGTCGAACGGCTGAACGTTCGGGAGGCATTGAAGCAGGCGGTTAGAGACGCGGCTGCCGCCTTGATTCCCGTGGTGTTTCACAGGCACAGTCGGGAGGAGTGGCTTGTCACCCTTCGGGCGGAGGATTTCATGACCATTTACCGAGAGTGGGAGGCCGGACGACATGATGACCAGTAAGACACTGCTGCGGCTGCTCGAAATGGCGCGGAGCGGATGCACAGACAGAGAGATCGGAAAAGCGGTGGGCGCTGCCCCATCGACGGTCAGCTACTACAGGAAGAAGGCTGGCATAGACAGAACCCGCGGCCAAGCATGCCGCACCCTGTACGCGCTCTATGACCGGGATGGGCAGTACCTGTTTGAAGGCAGCGTGAAGGAATGTGCGAATTTCCTGGAAATTCAGGAGCACACGGTCCGGGAATATCTGTCCAGATTCCGCGCCGGAAAGAAAACACCCGTTGAGATTTACGCAGAGCCAGTCAGGAGGATGACATGACAGATGAAAGACGCGCCCTGCTGGGCGACCACGAGGCAAGTAAAAGACTGAGCGAGGCGGGTGTACTGCTGCCGTGCCCGTTTTGTGGAGAAACCACAATATGCGAAGGGTCACTACGAGGTGAGGTGTGGTATTTCTGTGGAAAAGATGAATGTGCATCTCTCGGGGCAACATCTGAAAATGAATACGGGGCCCGCCTCGCCTGGAATACTCGTACACCAATTCTGAGCGCGGAGGAATTACAAAGATTGGAGGAAAACACATGAAGTCGGCAAAGATTTACACTAACGACTTGAACCGCTTGATTGCGGCCACCAAGTCTTTTGTGAGCGATAGCGCCACCCGCCCTTGCAATCAATACATTAAGCTGGAGTTCCATGCAGCAGAAAATCAAGTCGCGGCTATGGCCGTTGATGGCTATCGGATGTCTGTGGAGCACTCAATTATCAGTGATTGCGACGAAGACTTTGTGGCGTTCATCAAGAGCAACACCAAGCTTCCGCAGAAGCAGTACGCAACAATTTCTTTGACCGAAGATGGGAATGAAGCTGTAATTCGGTGCTGCGGGTTTTCTTTTGGCTACACGCAGCCGCAGGACAGTGGATTCGAGTGGGAAAAAGTAATCCCGACCACCGAAGTAAAATACCGGATTGGCTTCAACGGAAATTACCTCCTGGCAGCTTTACAGGCAGCAAAAGTATCTGCTGGAGAAAGCTTTAGGCAGCCGGTAATTTTGGAGTTCCGCAGCAATGTAGAGCCTATTCTTCTCCGCACCAACAAGGAGGACATTAAAATGGTTCTTCCTGTTCGTATCAAAGAAGATTGAGTGGAGGGGATGGAATGAAGAACCCGGGAGAATATGTTGACATTGGAGAACCAGCCTTGCAAGTCAGAACAGACGAGGCTGGAAACACTGTAGCCTCTGCAACGATACAGGCGGTTGTCCTCTGGAAAGAAGATATCAAAAACTACATCATGGACGAGATCATCAAGATGTGCAAGGAGCACGGAATTACGGACCTG